GCTAAAGGCGAAATTGGTGTAAAAGGAGATCAAGGAGCAAAAGGTGACTTAGGTACAAAAGGAGATCAAGGTGCAACAGGAATTGGAATTGATGGAGCTCAAGGAGCAACAGGACCCGCGGGTTTATCTGGAGTTGACGGAGCTCAAGGTGCAACTGGAACTGGAACTACTGGACCAACTGGACCAACTGGAACACCTGGACCGACAGGTGCTCAAGGAGCAAAAGGTGACTTAGGTACAACAGGTGCTCAAGGAGCAAAAGGTGAAGTTGGTGTAAAAGGTGCTCAAGGAGCAACCGGAGCAGGAACACCAGGACCAAGTGGAACACCAGGACCTACTGGTGCTCAAGGTGATGTTGGACCCGCTGGTGCAGGTGGAGGTGTTTCAGGTTATGTTCAACTAGTATTACCAGCTGACATTTTATGGCCTGTTGATTTATTTTTACCAATGACACTTAGTACTGAATTTGATACATTAAATAGAGTAACAAATGCTGGGGTATACACTGCTATTAATATGAATGCTGGTGAAATATGGGAAGTTGAAGCGCATGTAACTTCATTTAATCATCCTTTACGTCATGTTATTTCATTAGCATGGGTTAAAGGACCTGGAACATCGAGCTATGATTTTGCGCCAATTAAAACAGCTTCAATATATGGTGCGACAGATTATCCAACTACATGTCATATTAGTGCTATAGTAAGACCAACTGACAATATGCAATTGGCATTAATAAATTTAGTTGAAAGTGGTAATTGTACAATTTTAGCAGTAGATAATTCAGCAGGTAATCCGGGTGGTACAGGATTGGATGAAGCTTGGTCTGAAAAAGGAAAAGTAACTTGGTTATATGCTCATAGAATATCTTAAAATTAAAGAGATACATATTATATGAAAATTACAAAAATAGCTTCAAAGGGTTTGGATTTAATCAAATCCTTTGAAGGTTTAAAACTAAAACCATATTTATGTTCTGCTAATGTACCAACTATCGGTTACGGCAATACATTTTATGAGAACAAAGCCAAAGTCACTTTAAAGGACTCGGCTATTACAGAACAGCGTGCAGTAGAATTACTAGCCTGGTCATTAAAGGGCTTTGAGCAGTATGTTGATTCTTATTGTGTAGATACTATTACTCAAAATCAATTTGATGCGCTGGTCAGCTTCTGTTACAATCTAGGACCTGCTAACCTAAAATCAAGTACATTGCTTAAAAAAGTTAATGCTAATCCAAACGATCCAACTATTAGAGCTGAGTTTTTAAAATGGAACAAAGCTGGAGGTAGAGCACTTACAGGTCTAACCAGACGAAGAACAGCCGAAGCTGATCTTTATTTTTCATAATCCTGAAACATAGAGATCTTTAGTGGTATAATCATTAATTGGTCTCATAGCTCAGATGGATAGAGCAACTGCCTTCTAAGCAGTAGGTCTCAGGTTCGAATCCTGATGGGATCACAACTAAATATAATATTAATATGGCTCGTCAAAATTTATTAATTATAGATAATTTCTATAATGATGCAGAACAGGTTAGAGAAATGGCCTTAAAACAAGATTTCTGTGTTAGGGGTAATTACCCAGGACAACGTACAGTTCCTATGACAAATGATTCTGTCAAACAATTGCTTGCAAATGCAGTTAGACCAATGGCTGGTGAAATTATTTATTGGCCGACAGAAGATCAAAGTTATAATGGAGCATTCCAATACACTACTCAAAGAGATCGTAGTTGGATTCATGCAGATCATACCACAACATGGGCTGCAGTTTGCTATTTAACACCAGATGCACCAATCACAGGAGGCACAGGTTTATTTAGACATAAAGAAACTGGACTTTTCTCGGCACCAAGATTGGCAAATGGTAAAATGGATGATATATGGATGAGCGATCTTTATAAAGATTCTCAAGACATGACTAAATGGGATCTTGTAGACTTTGTTGGAAACAAGTTTAATCGTTTAGTAATGTATCGTGGAGATTTATTCCACACGTCAATGGACTACTTTGGACGTGATATATATGACGGAAGATTATTCCAAACGTTCTTTTTTAGCACTGAAAGATAATAATACGGAAGATTGGCAGAGTGGTCGATCGCGACAGTCTTGAAAACTGTTGGTCCTTAACGGGGCCCGTAGGTTCGAATCCTACATCTTCCGCGTAATTTTGAAACAAAGATAATATCTACAGTATAATAAATTCAATTAACAATTAAAAACTAAAACAAACAAAGATGAAAAAAGCAATTTTCGCAATCGCAGCAGTATTGACATTAGCTATCGCAGCTTGTACAACTACTCCAACAACGGAAACTACGTCAACAACTGACAGTACTACTGTTATCGTTGATTCACTTGCAGTTGACTCAGCTACTACAGTTGATACTTTAAGCAAGTAATTATCAAGAAGGAAAAGGTCCATTAGGGCCTTTTCCTTTTATTTTTAAAGAATATTGGGTGCCCACCAATTTGAGGTCCTGAGTCAATAATGGCTTTAGAGTTGTCACAATGGCAACGAAAGGATTTTAATAAAAACCAACAGGTATCATGAATAATATAACAACAGCGTTTATTACGCGAAGCAAAAGCCGTCTTAAGATCTACGGTGAAAACGTCTACATGAAAAGTGGAGAGAATTTCGAAATAGAACTTTTTAATGGTCATACAGATAATGTAATGGCTAAAATTTGGATCAATAATAAATTGATCTCAGAAAGCGGTTTAGTTCTTAAACCAGGACAACGTTACTTTTTAGAACGTTTTATCGATTCCAACAACAAATTCAAATACGAAACCTATGCAGTAGATGGTTCTGGCGATACAAGCAGAGCTATTGCAAATAATGGTTTGGTCAAAGTTGAATTTTACAAAGAAACATGTTTTAATTCGATCTTTTCAAAACCTCCTATTTTTGGAGGTTCATGGACAACATATCCAAACTGGAATCAACCATATTACCAACAACCAATTGGCGCACCGATAGGCGTACCAAATATTTGGTGTGGTAGCTCACTAATAGGCACTGCTGTAAATTATGCAAACTCAACCGTTACAAACAATGCAAGTGCTAATTTTTCTTTTACGTCAAGTGTATCTCAAGATAGTATAGAAACTGGTAGAATTGAAAAAGGTGGAGCATCAGATCAAAGTTTTGTTTCTATAAACATGAATTTTGAATCAATTCCATTTGCAACTTCAAATTGGCACATATTGCCGCATTCGATTCAACCAATGGAAGTCTCTCAATTGAGAAACTACTGTGCTGGATGTGGAACAAGAGTTAAAAAACAGTCATGGAAATTCTGCCCATCATGTGGTGAGAGTCTAGACTAAATTCAGGTGGGCACCTAATTTTTAATATATGGCAAAGAAACAACAAGAACCATTAGAACCAGCAACAAAATTCACACGAGTTTATGTTAGTGAAGATTCAACTGCCACGTGGCATTTTGATTTAACAAAGTTTCAGAATGGCCCAATCAAGGTAGAAATAGAATACTCTAAGGAATACTTAGCAAAATTATACCCTAAGCCGGTCAAGAAGACAAGAAAAACCAGAACAAAAGTTAAGTAATTGTTCGTAACTTTTTTAAATCCGGGTGAAAATACTTTCGTCCGGATTTTTTTATGTCAAATATTTGGTGTATATTTACAGTATAATTAAAAGAAAGAAGAATATGATTTACAAAACTCTTAAAAACATCGATTTTCAAGCAGCTCAAGAGCTTTTTTATGGCAAAGAAGTTTTAACAGCTGAAGAAGCTCAATTGGTTAAAGAATTTATGCCTAAGGCAGCTGAAGCTTATTTGTTTCATAATGATTGGAACAATACTTGGTTAAACCTTAACGTTTATTCTGAGGTTGAAAAAGAAAAGCGTGACTTAGCAATAGAAATGGGATACTAATCCAATACAACCAGATTGCACCCAATTCTTTTAATCTTAGTTATTATAAGTTAACTAAGCAAAGAGACTTAAAGCGCCAGAGAGCTTCTAATGACTTCTGAAACAAAACAGCAATTTAACCATAAAATAATAAAAAGATGAGCAAAGAAATCGAAACATTTGACCAAATTTGGGATCAACACATTAAACCAATTCTTAAGAATCAAGAAGACTGGAAATCTCCAATCGACGGTTTAATACCTGAAAATCAGTATAATAAGATCAATGAAGTAGTTGAGTTTCTTACAGGAACTTCTTTAGAGATTACCAATACATTTAGCACAGAAGAATCTGAAACGCTATATGAAGTTAAATCGCCAGGATACTCAAAGGGTCCAGCATCAAATTTTTAAAACCATGGAAAATCATTTCGATAAACTAATCAAGATTGTAGAATCTTGTGAAACTCCAAATCAAATGAATGTTAGATTCATTAATTGGGCTTTTAGAGCATTAGAGCACATGAAAACTCTTTTTAATGATGAAGAGTATGATAAAAAAGTAAGAACATTAGCAAAAACAATTCAAAATAGAAGTATAGAAGTATATGCACAAACGAACAATATTAGCAGGACCGGGAGCATCGGGTAAGGACCACATGAGAAAGCTATTGGAATCTAGAGGTTTCAAATATGCTGTAAGTTACACAACAAGACCACCAAGACCAGGTGAAGTTGAAGGAGTTGACTATTACTTTATAACAAAAGAACAGTGTCAACAAATGAAAGATGATGGTTTATTTTATGAAGTGATAGACTTTAATGGTTGGTCTTATGGAACTTCACTAGAACAATTCTACAATGATGATGTCTTTATTATGACACCTTCGGGTTTAGAACACTTAAAGACTGAAGATCGTGAGACCTCATTGGTTATGTTCTTTGACATTGAAGAATCAATAAGAAAGGAACGATTAGCAGCCAGAGTAATGCCAGGACATTCAGTCGAAGCCAGATTACAAGCCGACAGAGATTTATTTGCCGGATTTACAAACTATGACGTTAGGATTTCTGATCCTAACTTTTAAAAAGAAACTTTCAAGTCGAAGGATATATAAAAAACATAATTTCTTAAAATTTTAAAAAATGAAAAAAATCGAAGATTTAAAATCACAACTAGCTGAATTAGAGGTAAAAGCTGAAGCAGCTCAAAAAGAATCATCTGAAACTTTGTATGATTTGGTATTGGAAAGTCCAAAAACCATCAAACAAATTCAAGATAGAATTAACAAAGATTACGAATGGGAGTCTCGTACTGCTGCAGTAGTTGTTCATTTACATGATCGTTTGTCAGAAGAACGTAAACGTATTAGTACAGCAGAAGCTAGTGAAGATGGCACAATTACAATCCAAATGAAAGGAATTGAATTGAATGGTCTTTACCAAGCAATGTTAAACATGAAAGGCACAGGAGTTGAAAATGCTCGTACTTTCGCAAGATTATTAACAAGTATTGGTAAACAAGTTACAGAGGCAATGCAATCTATGGCTGTTGTTAACCAAAAAGTGATGGAAATTCACAAAGAAATTTCAGAAGTTGAGAACGAGATCGCAAGAATCGAAGATGCTGAACTAGCTGAAAGATTAGAAGCTCAAGATCGCGCTAACAATCCAGTTGAGATTGAAGCAGATCAAAAAGCTTAAAACATTACTTTAAACGATGAAGAATACAAGCAAGAGCAAGAACAGATTAGAACTTTTGGACATGGTGACTGAAGCAGTTACTAGTGACCGTATATTTGAAACAATTAATTATCAGACTCAGTCTGAAGATAAAATCAAGCAATTCATGTATCCAAACATTTTAGCTGCTTTTAAGAAGTTTTTAATGGAACAAAGAGGATATGACGCAAATGTAGCTGATATGAAATCCAAACAAAGTTTACTTTGGGAAGGCAACAAGAAAACTACTGTCAAGAACATGATGTTTATGGGCACTCAAAACCGACCAGACATGGTTGTTGAATTGGGTGACGTAAGAATTGCTATTGAAATTAAACGTGGAGAAACTGGTTCTGATTTAAGATCTGGCTTTGGTCAATCAATGGTTTATGCAACTGTTTATGACTTTGTATTGTATCTCTTCATCGATACCAGTAAAGACAAGAAAATCCTGAACTCAAGTACAGGTGGAAATGAAGTTGATTTCGTAGAAACAATTTGGAAGAATTGGAACATAAGATTCGCAATAGTTTAATGAGCAAAATTTTTGTAACAGGCAACTTACAGTTTGGCCGACCAAGTATTATCAAGAAGATGAAAAGACCCTTTGAGTCTCTTGAAGAGATGCACGAAGAGTTGATTAAAAAATGGAATGCGGTTGTCGCCATAAACGATACAGTGTACCATTGTGGCAACTTTGCATGGGATCCTGATACTGCAGAAACTATGTTAAACAAACTTAATGGTAACATTTATTTAATTCCAGGCGAAGATGACAATGCCATCTTAGATCTTGTTAAAAACAAAAGTGTGCCTAAGCATGCAGCTGTTATTGACGCAATCAATGAAATTAGCGAATTAGAATCGGTATTGTCTTATTGGCCCATGACTGTGTGGCCTAAACAAAGTAGACGTTATTACAATGTGCATGCTTACCCAAGCAAAAAGCACTTATCAAATCACAAATCTAAAAGCCTAAATGTGGCATGTGATTTCTGGGGCTATAAGCCCATCGAATTAGAAACAGTTAAAGAGTTGGTAAATCTCAACGAAGAATTTACTGATTGATTACCAACTCTTTAACATTTATTTTCAAAAAAACTGAAAATAAATTTTTTTATGTCAAGTTTTTTGTGTATATTTACACTATAACTTAAAAACAATATGAAACAATCGGAAAAGTATTTGAATCTTATCAACGAAGATTATCAATTGGATCCAACCCATCCAGAGTATTATGGTTTTTTAAACACAAATCCTTCTGACTCTGGTGAATTTACAACGATAGCTACATATATTGCTCAGAATCCTGAAAAATATAAAGATGTCTTGAATAAGCTTAATTTAGAGATTGGGCCCAATTCATTTGCAGAAGAAATGGTCTTTGTTAGAAAATGTTCGTAACTTTTTAAAATAAAAGTGTCCGGTTTAAAAAGAATGTATTATATTAGCAGTATGAATAACCAAAATAAAAACAGCAAACGTATGAAAGTAAAAAACAATAACCTAAGCTATCGTGAATTAGCAGAAAATTTTGTAGCAACTAAATCTGAATCAGATTATGTGCAATTGTATAAAAAAGTTAAACCAGGTTTAAGATCTTATATCTTTAAAACTGTTAAGGACTCTGCTGCAGCTGAAGATATTTTGACCAATACATTGACTAAGTTGTGGACCAAGATTGATCAGTATGATCCTCAGTATCAAATTACAACATGGTTATATCGCATTGCATTCAATGAGTGTCTTGGTTGGATTCGTGAACGTAATCGTAAGTATTCTTTGGATTCTATGCAAGAATTTGGTTTAGACATTGAAGAATCAACTGGTAAACTTACAAGTAATATTTCTGATTTGATGGAAGATTACGAAATGAAGACCGAAGCTGATTACTTAGCTGAAGATGCAGAACTTGATAGAGTTTATGAATCTACTTTGGTAGCGATGGATAAGTTGAAACCAATATATAAGAATATACTTGTTGATCGAATCATCAATGAAATGAAATACGAAGATTTGGCTGATAAGTATAAATTACCTTTGCAAACTATCAAAAATAGAATTCGTAGAGGTCGCTTATTGGTGATCGAGATGGTCGAAGCATAATGGAACAACCAAACAAACAAAGAAGCATGCAAATGTACCACATCATGAGTGAGGGCAATGCATTAGAAACTTGTATGACTAGTGAAACTGCTTTTAAAAAGGCAAAAGATCTTAATGCAGATAAAATTGAGTTAGTAAACATAGCATGGGATTCAACTGGAGAGTCTACAATTAGTAGGCAAACCATTTGGTCAAAAAAGAAATAAATTATGGAACCAGAAAAAGACATCTTCGACCAATGGGCCGAAAAAAGAGAAAGTAAACCATGGATCATTAGAAAATTGGAGTTCATTCCAATGTGGTGGAGCAATGATGGCATGTATCTACATAAGACTATTTGGACTGGACTGAAGAATCTTTGGTATTGGTTTCCTATTATCTGGAAAGATCGCCATTGGGATGACCATTATATCTTTGAGGTTATGATGCACAAACTTAAAGCCCAATCTAAATATATTGGTGACAGAGATTGGCATACCAGTGCACAAAGAGATGCTGAAATTATGATGACTTGTGTTCGTCTAATGAAATTAGTTAAAGACGAGCATTACAGTTCAGAATATATGGATTATCATGAAACTAAACATTGGTTTGAACCAGTACCTGACAAAGAAGGTTATAGTTCATGGGAGTCAAGACAACTTAAAGAAAACTTTGATGACTTCTTTAAGAAACATCCATCAGCTTATAAAAAGGTTTTAGCAGACAAAAAACTACAGATCTTTGGAATAGAACCAAGAGATGGTGAAACTGAAACTGATGCTAAACAAAGAATCGCAATGAATATTGGTCACTATAATCATAACAGAGCAAGAAAATTACTCTTTAAATTGATGGAAGAAAACATCGAAAAATGGTGGGACTAAAATTTGATTCAGCTGAGTTATATATGTTACGCATCAACGCGCATAAAATAACAAAAGTTCAATCAGATGGCAAAAGCAAAAACCGGGGCTGCTTCTACGGGATTTAGAGCAACCACAAAAACAACAAGACCAGGAGTTCACTCTAAAAAGAAAAATTCTTCGCACAAAAGAAGTAAGAATTATCGTAAGAAGAACAGAGGTCAAGGAAAATAATTTAGAAAAAGTTTAAAAAACGTTGAAACAAAAGATTCGACAGATATATAATACTCAAACAACAACAAAACACACGATGAAACGCATAGATTTACATAAGAATTATCTACAAGTGATTAGCTGGGCATTTATACCGGGAACTAGTCATGGGCGTGCTTTATCTGTGAGTTGATAAGAAATTATTTAAACTTAAAGTTAAAACCCAAGCCCTCAAAAAGCTTGGGTTTTTTATTGGCCCTAAATGGTGCGGTAGCTCAGATGGTAGAGCACAGGACTGAAAATCCTGGTGTCGGCAGTTCGATCCTGCCCCGCACCACCAGAATAAATGTTCTTTGACGTATTGGTAAATTTGTATAAGTTGATCTTGGAGGTCAGTAGGTCTGCAAAATCTACGGAGTTGGTTCGATTCCAACCTTATACTCCATGTCCTGTACCCTTGAGAAACTCGTATTAGCGACCACTCTAAGTGTAGTCCAAAGATAGTATCGATGGTAGTTGTGAGATAAGCAGGACAGCACGAAATAAAGGGGTAAGAGAATAAGTGCACTAACGGGATATAGTCTTGGGGTGAGACGCCTGGTTTGGGACCAGGAGGCGGCAGGTTCGACCCCTGCTATCCCGACCACAAATGTTCGTAACTTTTGAAAAATAGTTGCAAATAAATTTTTTATTGTCAAGTATTTCGTTTATATTTACTGTATAATTAAAAACAAAAGATCTTTGACGTATTGGTAAAATAATCATAAGCCCATTGGTTGGGAGCACCCCTCAAGGTTGAATCTTTGGATTCTTTATTGTAAAGCTGGAATTGGTTCGAATCCAATTATGATTACAAATAGTCAGTCTTCAGAATGGTATCTGTATGACTACATGATAAACCACAAGGCTCAGAAAGTCAATCTTGTGGCTGTAGGTTCGAATCCTACACTGACTACAAAAATTAATCAAAGTAAAAAGCTCGTACTGACTTTTAAACGAGAGGTACATGTATACTAGAAGGCTGGTGAAGTTCCAGAAGATTGATTTTAATTAGGCAACTGAAAAATGTGGTTCGAGTCCACGCCCGTAATAGCCAAAGGGTTGAAGCATTGAGGTTGATGCATAAGTTGTAACAGAGCTGCAGCTCTAGGAGAGGTCTGGTTAAAGCAGGAATCCAACGCACAGAGTTCGAATCTCTGCTCTCCGCAAAGTCCAAGAGTAATTAACTTGGTACCTGAGGTGTTCGAAAACCTCGATTGATTATGGTGTAAAGGTGCACAGCAGAACGTAATAGGGACGCAGGATTAAGGTTCAATTCCTTTTTAGTCAGCAATTTGGATCGGTTGAGCAATTGGTTGGCTCGCCTGACTGTAAATCAGGTCTCTTCGGAGCTTGGGGGTTCGAGTCCCTCACGGTCCACAAACAAGGTGACGCCACAGTCGTAACATTCCGGAGTGGAGAAGACAAAAAGCCTAAGCATGCAGATGGGCTCGCATGGCCTTGGACTATTGATATTGAATGATACGAGCCATCAAAGTTCGAAAGGAGTCAGTCAATAGTCAAATTTACGTTTGTGGTGCAATGGTAGCATACCGGTCTCCAAAACCGTTGATGGGGGTTCGAATCCCTCCAAGCGTGCAAATGGTCCTTTAGCTCAGTTGGTTAGAGCGCCGCACTCATAATGCGAGGGTCACAGGTTCAAATCCTGTAGGGACCACTATACTGGTTTTTGATACTGCTTTACCGTTAGGATTGGCTCTGACCTGAACAGAATACAAGGGAAGTATGACAGATGTGGAGAGACACATGATTTAGTCGATTAGTTTAACGGATAGAACACCCGACTACGGATCGGGAGATAAGGGTTCGAATCCTTTATAGACTACTAAATTGCGATATGGTAGAGTTGGTTTCTTACGATGCTCTCATAAGGCATAGACACTGGTTCGAGTCCAGTTGTCGCAACAAAAATTTGATCTCGTAGCTCAGTTGGCTAGAGCACCTCACTTTTAATGAGGGAGTCAAGGGTTCGAGTCCCTTCGGGATCACAAACTTCATTTATAATACTACGATCTCTCAGTTAAAAGCTGTCGTAGAGTAAAGTTATAGTCCGACATGGCTATTGGTTATAATGAAGTATTTGCTCTTTTAGCTCAGTTGGTTAGAGCATCTGTTTTACATGCAGAGGGTCGTAGGTTCGAATCCTACAGAGAGCACGTCGGTGCACAAAGTGTAATGGATCTGGCAGGAGATTTATTCTCTCAAACTCGATGCCGCAAGTCGAGCTGCTCATCTACGGGATGGGCTTTATGGTGGATGTAGCTCAATCGGGAGAGCGTTGGTTTGTGGAACCAAAGGTAGTGGGATCGAAACCCATCATTCACCCCCAGTTCCTTTTTTGCCACTTTCTATAGATATATAGATTATAAAAACATCTAAATATTTATGGAAAGAGCATCGAGGAGAAAATACCATTACATTTATAAAACTACATGTATGATTACAAATAAGTTTTATATTGGAATGCATTCAACTTCTAATTTAGAAGATAGTTATCTAGGTTCAGGTAAAATATTGAAACGTTCAATTAACAAACATGGTAAAGAAAACCACATGTGTGAAATATTGGAATTTTTAGAATCAAGAGAACTTTTAAAAGAAAGAGAACGAATAATTGTTAATGAAGAATTAATTAATGAAAAGCTTTGTATGAATTTGATGATAGGCGGCCATGGTGGCTGGAATCAATTTAATGAAGATTTGAATTTACAAAAATCTAGAAATATAAAAAGTCAATTAAAAATACAAAATTTAAAAAAGAATGATGTTGAATGGAAATCTAATTATCTAAAAAAAGTATCTGAAGGTCAACTTTTAGCATATAAAGAAGGTCGAAAAGAATATGGTATTTTTTATAATTGGACTAGTAAAAAACATAAGCCAGAGACTATTGAAAAAATGAAAGGACACACTCGACAATCTGGTTCTAATAATTCACAATATGGC